TTATTTAACTCCTTTCAAACTGCCCAAGCGTACACTCAGGCGTGGTAATGTTTTTTTATGGTTCTGACCAATTTCATATAGTCGCAACGTTGCAGATTCGATTCTGTTCAGTTCGCTGCTGTCGATAAATGGCCCATTGTCAAAAAATGTTTTTGTTGTCCCTATAACTTTGTTATAGGATGTCTGGTTTATTGCATCGAGGTTTCGTTCAAACACATTAAATTCCCGTGCATAATACCAGCTGGAATAGTTCTTTTCTTCGCCCATGCTTTCCAGCGTAAGCGGGGCGTAAATCTCATTCACCAGTTCTCCCAGCACTGCCAGATTGTTCCGGATACGATTGTAGGATTCCGGGTTCAGTCTGTCTTTTGTCGGGTCCCAGTCCGTTTTCGGTTCTATCCAGCCCATTTGTTCCTCCTGGCTTTCATTTTCCCTTCCCAGCTTCCTTTATAAGTAAGCTGTACTTCATGTGCGCGTATCAGCGCAGTGTCCAGATTCTCCCGCTGCAGATAAAACAGATCGTTTGCGTCTACACGCGGGTCACCGCGGTACTTAAATTCATACTGCAGGTTGTTCCGGTAATATCCCGCGATCCACTCTTCCAGATCAGCAGCGTGCAAGTCGGTGCTAACAAGCTGGTTTTTCCATTCTTTTTCTGCCCCAATCGTATCGTGCTGCACCCTGTAATTTCCTTCATAGACCGTGTATTTATGCCCTTTCAGGGTGTATTTCACGGTCGTAGACTGGCTCACGCCTGAAAACCGTAACTTTACATAATAGCTATAGCTTTCTGCAATTTCGCAGCTGATTTCCTCCTGATCCAGCTCAACCGCATAGCCGTATGCCGGATCATTCATGGTGATTTCCAGCTCCTGCCCGTCCGCATCCACGATGATGTCACCGCTACTCAGGTCTTCCACTGTCTCCGTCTCTGCGTAAACCCATTTCTTTATGGTCAACGCTTTTAATCTGGTGTCCACCGTTCCAATCGGCGTATTTCCCAGTAGCTCCCTGTCATCCAGGACATAATCCGTAACGTTTCCGAGCTGCAGCTTGTCCAGCGTCACACGGCTACCCGGAATAGACTTCGTAAAAGTAATTTCCATCCGGTCAAAAAGCTGCAGCTCTTCGTCCAGCACTGCATTCAGGTCAGGGGTTACCACGGTATAAACATCTACCGTTTCGCCGTTGTAAAAGGTTCGCACAACAACCTCCTGTGGTGCGACTGACCTAAAATTCAGCTGCAGCCCATAGCAGGTATACCCAGCTTCCAGCACAACATCTATTTTCGGCGGTGGGTCAAAAGTGCCGTCTGCACCAGCTACAGAATCGCTCACATACCCGATCGAAAGATATTCTGTATTCTCCGGCAGGAAGTACATGCTGCCGTCCGTCGTAGAAAAATCTCTGCTTCCCATTGCATACGCGTCTACAGGATCGTCCATGAGGATATTCTCCACCCGGCTGAACGCCGTTTGATTCTCCGAATTTGCATTCACATCAGGCAAAAAGGAAGACCAGAGGGTTATCTTTTTCCTCCGGTCTTGCGTCATAATGCAACGTCCCGCATTTGCGATCATCTGCAGCGCTTCTGTATGTTTTACAATGGGGATTGGATTTTGAACCGTTACCTTTTTCAAATACGGGTCGATAAAATATTCTCGCGGGTCTACTTCTGCATCCGTGAGCACGTCCTCTGCCAGCGCGTACAGGCTAATCCCGTTCGGGTGATAAGTGCCCTTGTGGTATTTCCCGGTCATATTGTCAAATCGGTCTGTCGCCGTGAACTTTGCCTTTTGATCGTCCGCCGACCATTTTTTAAGGTATCCGTTAAACGGGTCGAGCCATTCGATTTTGCCGTCGTTATTTACATCATATCCAAAATACGCCCGAATCTCCTGCCCGGTTTCCAGAAACCGCACAGCACTTTCTGGGTTGTCCGCGTTGTAATAACGATCCAGATTCCCGATCGTCACAGTCATGTCCTGCGACGGAAGTTTTTCCGAAATCGGGGATACAACGTCCTTATAAGTAAACGCTTGCACTTCCTTGTCCGTATACACATTCGCAATCCCGCAGATAAATTCTTTTACACGCAGCCGCCCAGCGCCGTTGACCATTTTGGTAGGCGTAATGATCAGATACGTTGTCCCGTAAAATACATCTTCGGTTACCCATCGACTTTTCTCATTTCCAGTGTACGCATGCGTCCCATGATCGTTTGTGACTGTAAAATCAACCGGATAGCATTCTCCGAAGTCTATCGTAAGCCCTTTAATATCCAGTCCCTCATGCTCAAACACTACATATAAGGTCCCAGATAAATCCTGCGTCACGATGCCCTGATTAAAAAAATCAGCGGTCGGTGATTCCGGCAGAAAGTACATGCTGCCGTCCGTCTTTGCGAAATCCTGTTCAGCGGTGGCATAAATATGGTCTACCGGGTAGGAATCGAACGGTTTATTCGCATCCGCAAAATATACGAAATTATTCCGAATATCCTGCGCAGATACAAGCTTTTGTGCATCTTCGTTTATGATCCCGAGATATACCTTTATATAGCCGATATTCCGCCATATCTGTTTCATGGAGGTCTTATATTCTTTTGATACATGCTGCATTCCTCACACCCCGCAATCAATAATATTCACTTTGCAGTTCCGGTATCGTGTCGGTTTGTCCTCATCATCGATCCAGTACGGCTCCGCGCTGCGATCCCCCGGATACATCTTTAAGGTTATCCAGTCCTGTGTGATGGGATCCGGAAAGGTTACCGGCACACCAAAGCCTTCGCGGAACTTTTTTAAGATAAACGACCACTGTTCTGCCGACAGCATGGGCCACTTCAAATTATTGATTTTATACTGATCTCGGCTGATTCGCTGCCCGACAACCTCCGCCTTTGTGTCCCTGGCAGAGTTTACAGGAGTTGTGACAATTACGTTCAGTCCTCTTTCCGGGTAAGGAAATTCCTCTCCGTCTACATAGATGTATGCCACAAATTACTCACCTACTTTCAAAAAGCGGGACGCTTTCGCGCCCCGTTATGTGAATACAACCCCGTTTCTTGCTTCTCTTTCCCGCATGGCTTTAATGCCCTCTGCGGTATCAAAGACAATTTCAGGGTCCCGATCGTTGATCTTTTCCAGCAGTTCGATCACCCGCACCAGCAGTTCTGCCAATACTTCGTTACCGTTTGCAACGCCCGCCGTAATACCATCGACAATTTGATCGCTGTTTGCGACCGCCGGTCTTCTTCCGATGCGCCCAACCATTTCGGGTCCCGCTTCGTTTGCAATAAACAGGCTGCCTCGATCCGGAAAACCGCCATCTTCAAATCTCGGAATGCGACCAAAAGAAACGTTTCTGACCTGAAAATCAAAGTCAAGCATCTTTCCAAGCGGGGATTCGTTTAACTTAGACAGCAAATCATTTATGCCATCCAGCGCAGTATTCAACATGCTTTCCAACGAAGAAATTACATTGTTCAGTACATCAACTACCTTGTTTGCAAGTCCCTTAAAGCCCTCGTAAATTCCATTTTTCAGGTTTTCCCCGAGCTTTTGCCAACGTTCTTTTGTAAACCACGGTGCAACATGCTCGTCCCACCATTTCTGGATGTCCGTTTTCCACTGCAGAACAGTTTCGTCCCATTTCTTTTTGAAAGACGTTTTTATGTTTTCCAGCATCATCTTCCATTTTTCAGTGTCAAACCAAGGTTTTACATGTTCGTCCCACCATGTAACGATAGCGGTATTCGACCACCAGTCTACAAGTTCATCCCACTTGGTCTCAAAACTTATTCTGATGTTTTCCAACAATTCCGACCATTTTTCTTCGGAGAACCACGGTGTTACGTTTTCTTCCCACCATGTATAAATTGCTGTGTTTTGCCACCAGTCCACAATTTCAGCCCATTTGGTTTCAAAACTGGTCTTCACATTTGTAAAAAGCTCTGTCCACTTTTCTTCTGTGAACCACGGTGCAACTTCGCTTTCATACCAGTTCGAGAATTTATCGCCAAGATCATTAAACCATTGATCCCACTCTGCCTGATCCGCTTCCCGGCTTGCGCGGTTGTTCGCCTGCCATTCCAGAAACTTATTTTTCCACTCTTCGACCCAGCTAAAATCAGCATTTTCATACGGATTATAAGCGTCGTTCTCGCCCTGAATGTTTCCAACTCCGGTCGAGTCATGCCCGTAAATCGCCCAAGGACTGTTTGCACGTTCCTGCCGATTCTTTGAATGGAATGCTTTCCAGCCGTTTTCTTGAATGTACTCAATATCTTTTTTCCAGTTCTCGTATGCTTCCACACCGATCATGGTTACGGTAATGCCCAGCGTAATCCAACCGAGCCCTTTTAGCACAGGCAAGGTTCCCTGTAAGAATTTGATTGCATTGTACGCAGCAGAACCTACCTTAAAAGCAAGCACAGATGCCTTAAATGCAATAAATGCTTTCGCAAGATTTTCGATTCCTCTCGCAACGTCTTCCGGCTGGATTTTATCCATCCAGTCCGCCAGATGGTCCAGAAAATTGTTCAGTGTTTCGCTATTCAGAAAATTCGCTGTCAGGTTGGACAGCTTTTCCAGAAAGATCAGCAGTCCTTCGCCAACTGTTTCTGCAAATGGTTCCAGTCGATCCCAGAAATCAGATAAATTTTGCCGAATTTGCGCCCAGTTTACTTTATCGTTAAATTCTTTCAGGATCCGAAGAAGATCAGGCAGCCCTTTTTCAATCGTCCATTCCCCCAGCGGCAAAAGCACCTGCACATAGAAATCCGATATCACACCGGACAATGCGCCAAACACGGGAATCAAAGACTTTGTGTACTGTGCGATCATCTCCATCAATGGCTTAAAGTTCAAGCCTGCCGACCATTCCACGGTAGCGTCTGCAGCCTGCCGGATATTGTAAATAATTACCGCAAAAATATCGCGGATGTTTTCCAGCGTTCTCAGTCCTGCGTTGTTTGCGTTCCACGCTTCGCGGAAATTTTTCGCCAGATTTCCGACCACCAGACCGATATCCCCGATAATATGCAGGATATCCGCAAACATGGCGATTGTGGCTTCCTGGTTCCACATCGTCAGAAAATCTCGTTCGATGTCCTGCACCAGCTTTTTGACCTCATCCAACGCATACTTCCAGGAATCCATTACGAACTGACCTTCCCGGTTCCATGCTTCTTTCAGAGGTGCAAATAATTTCGAAAAGAAATCTTTGATCTTGCCCGCCAGGTCTTTGTACTTGTTTTCGATTGGAACTTCTTCGAACATGTCGCCCGGATTCAGCCCGCCGGATGCTCCAGAACCAGATTGCTTCTGGATCACATTCAGCTCGTCGATTCCGAGTGTGGCATCTTTCGCAGCTGCACCCGTCTTTTTCAGGCTCGCTGCATAGTCTTTATAGGCATTCGTTGCCTTTATGACAGTGCCTTTTCCGGTCAGTGCTGCGAACAGCTGTCCGATCGCCGTTACCGCCATCGTTGCAAGTTCGATGATCTTAATCAGAGCCGGGGCAAGCGCTTCCAGCAAAGGTGCTGCTGCCGCTGCGACCGCATTTTGCAACTGCCCCAATGCAGACCACAAACCGGATAACGCCACGTTGGCTTCGTTGCTGTACTGTGCAAGATTTTGAAATCCACTTCCCAATCCGCTAAACACGCCAGAAAATGCCCGCGACAGGATGGAAAACCGAAGTAGATTCGTGATCCTGCTCACATGCCTGGATAAGTTTCCCGTACTTGCACTGCAGCTATCAATCCGGCGTTTGGTCTTGGTAAATCCGCCGATAATTCCGCTGATTTTTGCATCCACTCTGGACAACAACCCAGATACTTTCTGCAACCCGTTCCGCCATTTTTCGAAGCCGTTGCCTTTTTCAGTCGCTTTTCCGGCAGCATCCAGCTGTGCCTGCGTCTGTGCTGCCTCGCCGGTCAGTCGTTCCAACTTCTCGTTGGCAAGCTGCAGTTCCCCGTTCAGCTTTTGCACTTCTGCGGTGCTTTCCGGATTCATCCGGGCAGTTTCGAGACGATTCTGTAAAGACAGTACCTTATCTTCCAGTTCATCGTATTCCGGATTCAGGGCGTCAATTTGTTTTTCGACTTCCTGTAATCCATATGGGGTAAGCCCCATAGCCTCCTGATCTCGTAAATCAGAGAGCTTATCCAGTAGCGGCTGCATCTGTTTGTCTACCGCTGCAAACTCTTTTTCTGCCGCCTTCAACTGCGCTTCCAGATTTGCAATGGTTGCATTTCTGGCGTTTCCAGACTGTAAATCAAGCAGTTTCCGCCGCAGGTTATCTATTTTAAAGCCCTGCTTGTCGATCGCTTCCTGCTGCCGCTTTAACTTCGCAGTAAGGTTGTCTACTGTCTTCTCGGCGTTCCCCGTGTTCGCCTTCCCGACGATGCTGTTCACGCGGGACATACAGCGGTCAACGATCGCTTCTGCTTTCTGGGTTTTCTGCGCGACTGCATCCATTTCTTTTTTGTATTTGGTTGCACTCGCCTCGATAATGACCTGCAGGCGTTCCAGTGTCGTCCCTGACATCAGCTTTCCTCCTTTCCGCTGTGCGCCTGCTGCCAGAGTCGGTTATGTTCCTCCGCAAATCTGCGCATTCTTTCGTTTCGTTTTATCAATTCTCGATCTACTTTTTCTGTTTCCGGGAATAATGTAGGGTAAAAATGTTGTACTGTACGGAAATCGCTGTCTTTTTCTCCCCACACCGCATCCCTGATCTGCAAAGCTAATACCTGAAGGCTCAAAGCCCGCACCTTAAATGCTTCGTCTTTTTCTTTCTGCCGTCGATCTTCGCGTCTGCGATAGGAATCGAACAGATCAACTACCTCAGCAAGACTGCATTCCCAGAAAAAAGACGGGCTATATCCCATGTCCAGAAACTTCGGATACAACTCGTCCAGTAACTCGCTTACAGTTCTTTGCGCATTTCCGCCAGTGACTCGGACATTTCCGCTGCCACCGATTTCGATAAAAAACCGCTCACCAGGAATACTTCCAGGTATACGTTGGTAAAGAAGCTCAGCAGGTCGCCGCCTCCCTGCTCGTATTTGTCATACAGTGACTCCATATCCTTTGCAGATACCTTATGCGTCCACGGCTTCATCGCCGTGTGTGCAACATCCAACATAACGGTCAGCGGTGGCATCCCACCCTTGAACGACATCAGCTCCATGATGGAGCCTTTATATTTCGCTTCCAGCTCTTTGACACCTGCAGTCTGCAGCTTTAACCTGTAAGTCTCTCCACCGACCTCCCAGATTGCAAAAGGATTTCTCTGCGGCGCTTTCTTTTCTTCCTGCACCGCAGCATTTTCTGTAGGCTGATAAGTTTCATTCTGCATAGGCATCTGCGAACCAGGTGTTGTATTTCCAAAAAAGTCCATTTATGTTGCCCTCCTTTACGCCGGATCGGTGAATGTAAGTTCGCTCTGCAGTGCCATCGTTACATCAAACTCAATAACGCCGTTGACGCCGCCGCCTGTTCTTTTCACAGAGGGCTGTGCCGCAAACTCGATTTTCGTTCCATCCGGATCAGTTTCCTCAAAATAATAGGTTTTCTTCGATGCTTCCATTTCGCGGAATTTGCGGTAAGAGCTTTCCGCCGAGCTGTTGTCGTACTTGAACTTATAGACCATATCGCCCGGATCACCGATGCCCATTTCATACTGTTTTACCTTGTCCTTTAAGGTAGTGTTTTCTACTTTTTCAGGATCAGAACCAATTTCAGGGATTTCCTTTAATCCTGCAAGGTCTGTATAGCTTGCTCCTTCTTTGGTTTCTTTGTAGCCTAAAGCTGCTCCATTTGCCAGCATTTCACATTCCTCCTTTAATAATTGTTACCGTTCCAATACACAATATCGGAATCCATGTCAATGATACCTTCATAACGCATCTGTTTATGTCGCATGCCGGATGGATCCGGGACATCGCTGCAGCCGGTTCGCACCAGCCCAAGCGCGGCAATGGCAGCATCTACAGCCTGCGCCATTCCCGATGTGCTCCCGCTATTCCAGATATCAATCCGGTAACGAACAGATGCTTTATCTTCCTTGTTTGCGGTACGCTCATACACCCTGTTTTCCTCTTCGGTGTACTGGATCGCCGGAAGATCCACCCAAGATGTCGGGTATACATCTGACACGTTGTCGCACACCGCCTGCAGCGCCGCAAACACTTCGTCTTTTACATTTTTCACAGTTTCCTTACCTCTTTTCTCAGATCGGCGGACAAGCGCCGGATAATCTCGCCCTCGTTGTTTTTCAACGCCGGGTACATAAACGGGCGCGCTGCCTGCCCTCTGGTGTAATATCCGATTACCTTGTCGCCGTCTCTGGCAATTCCAAAGCCATAGGCCTGCGCCGCTTCCACGGACATTGCATCCGCCGGTATCACCCAACCGCGCTGTTTGTACACCGGTTGCACATCCGGAGATATTCCGGCGTGGTGGGCTTCTCCGTTTGGACCCGTACCAAACTCCACATATGACGCATACCCTTTGTTGGTGTAGCAGATCGCAACCATCCGATCAGAGTATGTTTCCATTTGTGTCAGGATGCTCTGCCGTAGCTCACCGCCGCCGCTTCCAAAACGTCTTACAGGCGCCTCTTCTTTCGCTGCAGCTTGCACAAGCGCAATTTGTCTGCCGAGGCTTCCACGCAGCCCGGCTGGAAGCCGGGATAACTCAGACATCTGCCTGCTCAGATCCTCAAATTCCACCTTCAAATCTGCGTTCCACCTCCAACACAAGATGTCCATAAGGATAAACCGCCACGACTTTATAATCCGGTTCCTGATCCGGCGCGGAATAAATACAGATACCGTCGTTCACGGACACGGAGAAGCCGTCATCAAACTCGTACCGTACTTCTCCGTTCTCCATAATCTCCCGATAGTCTCCATCAAGGCGTAAATTCCGGATGTTCGGCAAACGGATTCCGTAACGTTCCGCCTGCAGCTTTCCTCCACCTGCCCACATTTCCGCAAAAAAAGAAGACGGCGTGCCATATTCGATCGTGGTCACGCCCTCCTTATCTTTTACCGGAATCGCACGCCTGTGATTGCATTCAATCAGTCGGTTCCGTCTCAGTCTCATAGACCCGTCCTCCTACTCTTGCCAGCCTGTACCGGTTCAGGATGTCATATATTTGCTTCGGTGCATTATCGAAGCTGTAGGATTCGCCGGATGCGCTCCGGCTGCTCTCACCCTCTGTCCCGAGCCGGTTATATGCAATCAGCGCCAGTTCACGGACGGTATTATCAAGCTGCGGGATCATCCGTGTTCTGTTCGTGTAGGACAGGACAAACTGTTCTGCATCCTCCAGCAGTACGGTCAAAATAACGCCGTCCTTTTCTCCGGTAAGAACCTGCAGTTTTTCGATGTTGTCCATCAGATCACATCCTTTAATACTGCCAGAAGTTCCTCTTTATTCAGTCCAGAGGTTCCATCCAGCCCTTTCCTTTTTGCCAGCGCACGCAGCGCGGAAACACTCATTTCTTCCAGCGCTTCCGTCTGCTCTTCGCTTTCTTCCTGCGGTACAGGGTCCATTTCCTCGTATCCTTCCGCTTTCAGTTTCCGGATTCTTGCAGGATCATCGGTTTCCCGCTCCACATTTTTAAAGATCAGCCGCATATCAACCCTCCGCGTCTTTGATGTTCAGGAAGATGCTGTCCAGTTTGTTATCCAGTACCCAGATGTCATGGAATCGTCTGTAATCCATCTGCCATGCGTTCAGTTTCTGGTTTGTCATAGGATCAAAGATTCTCATCACATCCTGTTTGGTAACTGCAATCGGCGTAGTTCTGGGGCAAATAAAGAAGTTCAGGTCTTTTGCAGCATCACCTTTATTGTAACCGCCAATTTCCTGCCCGACAGTCTTACCGTCCAGAATCTTAATAGCGCTGTACATCCGGTTGGATGGTGTGGAAATGATCGGCACGCCATCCACAGAAGGTACCTGCGTATCAATGCCGCCCTTAGCAAATGTCACCGACGTAATCTTTCCTGCAAGTTCCAACTCCAGCTCCATAATAAAGTCAGGGGTTGCGTGGCATACCAAAGGACCATTATACAGGTCTCTTACTGCCTTAATACCCTCTTTCAGTTTTCTCAGCGCAGAAGTGCTTGCAGCGCCCGGGGTATAGCCGTATTCGATCATGCCCGCTTTCTTTGCGGTAATTGTTTCTGTTGCAATTTTAGAAATACGGTATGCGTCGATTTCCGGAATTACAAAAGTTCTCTGAAATTCCCCCATAACTGCGGCTGCAGTGGTCACAAAATTGTTTTCGTCGACATCCATCGGGTCAAGCTGGAACATTCTTCCTCTGTCCTGCGTCATTTTCCTGGTTTCGTATTCCAGAGTAACGCCGCCCTGCTGGTAGCCGTTGTCTCTGTCGTAATCCGCAAGCCCCTGCACAGACATCTTCGGAATCTTGATCTCCGCGCCGCCGCTGTACTTAACCTGTCCTGCGTTTCCGTCCATCCATCCGGTTACAGCTTCTCTCACTGCAGCTTTATCCAGAGTCTTCTGGAACAGTGTTGCAGTCGCTAATGTGTTAATTGCCATTCTTTATTTCCCTTTCCTTTCCGGGTTAGTACCCCATCATAATTTTTTCAACCTGCGCAGCCAGATCATCGCCCTGATCACCTGCCTTTTTCGGCGGTTTCCCGCCTTTCAGCTTTTCTTCTACCGCAGCTTCCACGGCTTCCTGAAACGCTTTTTCGACCGCTGCCATAGAGGATTTACAGCTTTCCGCATCCGTATAGTTCAAAATTTCTGCCAAACCGAGTGGCAACTTTTTCTCGGTAAGGGTATTTTTTGCTTCTGCCATAAGCTCCCGTTTGGTAATGCTTGCTTCCCGGTCTGCAAGCTCCTTTTCTTGCTTCTGTGCCAGATACTGTGCTTTTTCCTCTTTTGTCATTTTGGAGAGCTTTTCTGCTTCGGACAGCTTATCATTCGTCAGCAGTTCCCATTTCTCACGGGCGTTTCCTACTGCCGTTTCAACCGCCTTATTCACTCTGCGGTCAAACTCTGCCTGATTTCCATTTTTCAGGAAATCGTCAAAGCTCTGCCCACTGCTCCCGCTTCCTCCATCGCCTGTACCACTTCCATCCGATCCGCTTCCGGAACCACCGCCGTTTCCGTCTCCGGCACCAGCACCGTCTCCCTCCGCAAAAAACTGAATATTCAGTGGGTATTTGCATACTGCTTTTGCAAATCTGTTTTTCATTCCTCATCCTTTCCGCCCAGTCTATTCGCTTACACGCCCGGACCATTCGTTTATTGGATCCCCCGGTTCTTTAACGCCTGCCGGGAAAAGGCATAAAAAATAAGACGCTTCACCCTGCGTCCCAGAGGGAGATGTTTGGATCACCTATTCCTTTCCCCTGCCTGCTGCCTTCTCAGTTTCCTTTACCGCCTCAGCAACGCCGTCATGGATCAGATGCTCTGCTCTTTCTTTATCTACTTCCAGAACAGTTCCGACTTCAATGATCTCTTTCAGTCTGATGTCGCTGTAACGTTTGATACATTTCACTTTCACCGCTCTCACCTCCCTCCGTTGCGTTGGCGCAATTATTCTTCGTAAATGACATCTAATCCATAGGCTACTGCTGCATCATGCTCTAATCTGCATCCTCTGGCATTTTCCCATCCTTTACAGAAATATGCAGCATGGCACAAGCTCATATTCTCCAAGGATTTTGCAAGAAAGCATAAAGGAATCTGCACGACTCCGCGTTCTTCCATTTTTTCTTTGCTATACCATTCATCTGTAAAAAGGGTATTTACAATTTCATATCCCTTTTCTTTTAATGCATTGATTGCTTTTTCTCTGGTTGCAATAATTTCTGCGTCAGTCTTTCCAGCCATTGGCTGTGATAACATTGCCTTCATGTTCTTCTCCTCCTACATTTTAAAACACTGATTTTCAAATTTCTTATAAGCATCCAAATATAGTTCCTTTTTATCGCCGTTGTATGTCAGTTCGTAGTACATGCCATCCGGAACTGTAGTGCTAAGCAGTGCTTTGTTGTTCTGTAATGCCTTGCAACTCCACACTAAATAAACGTCATTTACATGTATCTGTTGCCGATCTGTCTTATCCATATGTGCATTGGTGTACTCAGCTACCTTTGCTTTACACAGTCTTAAAAATTCTTCATTTTCCATGTTGCTCTTCCTCTCTTTCTTAAAAATGGGTATAAAAATACCACCGGTCTTTTGACTGGTGGTATTTACTCCTTATGATTTTTGCATTCCATACAAATCCGCTTGTAGTCCGGTATACATACAACTTCCTTTGGTACTCCCCAGTCAGGAAGCAGCCCCTCGACATTCATATGGATGTCATAGCATACCGTATCATCAATCTGCTTTTTCAGGATTGGGCACATGACTGTTCTTTCCCGCATACTTTTCTACAACCTCCCTGATTTTTAAGGTATTTCCATCAAACTCTCTGCTCGAAAAAGATGTTCTGATGTTCTTGTTTTCTACATCCACATACGTTGCCCCGTCTTTGCCGTAATAATTTACAAACCTGCCATTCCATCTGGTAAGCGACACATCAGATTCCTTTATAAATCGCTCCGCCTCTTCACGACTGACCATGTGGGCACGCTCTGCATTAATGTGATCCGTATCATAGGTATATCCAGAAACATCCAGCTTTTCAGGGTTTACTTTTGCAACTCCTTTTATTCCGGCTTCTTTCAGCGCTGTTTGGACATCGTAATCCTGCCGGGTGTTCCCCGGATGTTTTTTCAGGTACGCCTTTAAGGATTTAAGCTCTTTCCATTTCTCAGGTTCATTATACTTCAAATTCTGGAATTCATCCAGATTTTTCGGTATGTCGTCGCCGATGATTGCCCGATACCGTTCGAGCTGCTTCCGGTCAGAATATCGGTTTCTGATCTTCTTTTCATTCAGCTCCGCTTCCGGATTTCCGACTACATAGGTCTGATACCATTGATCGTATGTCATGCCGGCAGGCACATGGATTTCTTTTCCGGTCACCGGATCGATTGCCCTGCGGGTAAGCCGGGCTAAATCTTCGTCGCTCAGTGCCGCTGTAGTAGTTGACCTGCACCACGGATGCATCGGCGGAGCGTTTACGCCTGTCTGCTGATCCGCAACCCTGAATACTTTGCCGTCCAGCTCCCGGCAGATTTTTGATGTCCGTAAATCCAGCGTTGCCAGATACCGATAATACTCAATTTCGGAGTCCTCATAGCTTAACATGTCCATCTGGGTACATAGATAACAGGATTCTGTCCGGATCAGTCGTCTTGCATAGCTTGCGCCCACAGCAAAGCGCTGCGCAAATACCTCTGCCGCTTCCCGGTCTGTCCTTCCCGTTACCAGGCTTAACAGTAATTCCTGTTTCAGGTCGTCAGCAAGCTTCCGGGTGTTGCCCCATATTCGCTCGGAGTAGTTTGCACCGCTCCACCGGCTGTTAATAACACGCTCTATCATCTTCTGGGAGATATACCCAAAGGAATAGGCAAGACCGGTCTGTTTTTGCAGATCGTACACGGAATGATAATAGGCATCTGCTGCCAGCTCTAAATACCACGCTTCGTGCTCGATCTGCTCTTGTTTATAGATGTTCTGCATGACCTGATCCAGATTGCCATACATCCGCTGCAGCCGTTCCAGTCTCGCCCGGTATGCCGGGGCTTCCAACTCCGTAAGGAGCTGTTTGCGCTTTTCGCTGTCCCCGTCTTCTGTCGCCTGCCTCAACAGCTGTTTTAATTCGTCGATATCTCCCGGCGTTCTGATCTGGTTCAGAAGCCGTCTTGCATCCGCTTCGCTTAGACCGTTCTGCTTCCGGTACCGTTCAAATATTGTATCCATCTTCCCGGCAAAATACCGGGATGCCTGCAGATACAGCTTTGCGATGCTACCCGCCCGCTCTTCCGCTCCAGCCATATACTCAAACATCTGCTGCGCTTTCCGACGTTCCCAGTAATCACTCATCTACATCATCCTTTGACGGTGTGTCCGGCGGCGTATTGCTGCCCAGTCCAAACATGGCTTGCTGCTTTTCCAGATTCTCCTGCTCTTCTTTTTCCACAGCTTCCAGCTCTTCGTCCACATCATTCACAAAAGGAACCTGAGACAGCAACGTTTTCCGGCTTACCTTACCCCACAGGTTACTTACGATCTGGCTAATTTCCAGCAGGTTCTTCGGCATTGCGCGGGTAAAGGTCGGCGTAATACCTGTAATATCTACCGCAATCCCCTTTTTTGAGAGGAAATTGGCAAAAATACGGAGCCGCTTACGCAGCCCCTTGCGGTAATACCTCGTTTTAATCTTCGTAATGTTTTCCATCCCCAGGAGCTTAAACTCCATCGCTACGCCCGACACATTGCCGCCAAACGATTCATCGGACATGCACGGAATATGGGAAAATTTGTGGATGTCCTGCTCGATTGCCTTTTTCAAGATCTCAACACCGGATTCGTCAAACGTCCGCGTGATGTATTCCGCCCTCGCATCTGCAGGCATTTCCAGCAGCTTATCTTCTTTTAACCGCTGCGGCGCTGTCCTACCGTCTGCATCTTTTCCCTCTTCGTCCCCCAGCATAAAGCCATACAGGGCAAGGATCGCATCTACAAACTGCTCTTTATCCGTCACACGGTCGGACATCAGAGCGTTGTACGCGTCGATAAGTGGGATCTGCAGCTCATAGTCCCCAATGCCAAGCTTGTTGTTTTGGTATGCAACGATCGGCACTTCGTCCATGTAGTGCGGTTCTGGCTCTTCCAGCAGCGCCTGTGGTCCTTCGATATCCTCGATGTCCAGCACATAGCGGAAATTCTTCGTAACGACGGTGGCGACATATATAATTTTTGTATCGTGCCCGTCGTCCTTGCGAATGGAGTAGTACACCGCAAACAGCTCATTTTCTTCGATGCTGTCGTCGTATACCATAAAGGTATTTTCCGGGGACAGATTCTTTATAATCAGGTCGGTTTCGCCCTCTTTTGCGTAAATATACTCAAAGGCAAGTCCATAAATGGACAAATCCAAACCGTTATCCCCGTCCGCCTCATCTGCCCCGGCAAGTTCCAGCGGCTCCGTCAGTGCAGCGATGTCTGCACTGCTCTTGTAGGATACCGGATTCCCAATAAAATAACTGGATGCCGTGTCCGCAATGTCCTTTGCATGGTTACACACCAGCTTATTTTTGCGCTCCGCTTCATCCAGTATCTTATGCTCACCTTCATAATACCTTTTCTTTTTTGCAAGCTTCTCTCTAAACTTCTGATGCTTCATAATCAACAGCCGGATTGCCTGCTTGTCCGGCGCTGTTTCGTCCCACTTGTCCGCGGGCATTGTAAACTTATACATCCATATCACCTCGCTTTAATTAAAGCCGTATTTTGCTTTATTTTTCACACGCCCTGTCCGCTTACTCAGAATTGTATACACAAAATATCTTACTGCGTCCATCGCGTGGTCATTTTCTTTTACCGGTCTGTCCTCGCCCAGCTGTGCTGCTTTTTCATCCCAGATGTAGGATCCAAATTCCATGATCGTATTGATGCAGGTATCGCAAAATACCAGCAAGCCCATGTTAAGCATGGAGGCAACCTCTCGTATGCCATCCTCCACATCGTTGTCTGCTTTCAGGACACGATATCCACGTTTCCTCAGTTCCGCGATAAAAGAAGCGGCTGCCGGGTCTACAATCACTGCTCTGATCGGGACGCCATCCAGCCACTTTTCAAAATCATCTGCATATTCTCCATCTGTTTTCTGTTTCCCTTTCGCACGCCCGGAATAATAATATTCCCGAACGCAGTACCATTTCCCGTTGTTGCCCTTGTTCCATAGTAAAAAAACAGTTGCGTTTTGCGTACCATAGTCGCAGCTTACATATCGCCCGCCGTCTTTCAGACACCGGAAGAAATCTGTTATCTTCTGTACATGCTTATCAGCGTCAAACATGTCATAGATAATTCCTTCCGCCATTGCCCACAAGCCTAAAATGTAGCGTTTGAAAAACACGCCGGTGTACATACTGCGGTACCTGGCTTTGATCTCTTCTGACAGGCTCAAATTGTCGTCCATCGTAAAGTGGACATACAAGATATTTTTTAGCCCTGCTTCCAGCCCTTTTGCTGCGGCTTCCGCCCTGACCTTCGCTGTCTTCTCTCTGCCGAGATATCCGGTCGATTTATTGATCCAGTTTATTTTAAACCAGTGATACGGACCGTCTGGGTTACAGTTAAACCAGTATTTTGACCCTTGTACAGAGCAGCGTCCGGTTGCCTGATTTACAAAGCTTTCCGGCATTAACGCCACTTCATCAAAAAAAACACCCGCCAGCGTAATGCCCTGAATCAGGTCTTGTGATCGTTCATCCTTGCCGCCGAAAATATAAAAATAGTTCTCCACAGCCCCGCGTCTGATAATCACCAGGTTATCCGCCCTGTGATCTGAGACCTGATACCCGCGGCTTTTCAGCATCAGCTTCAACCAAAACAGAACGTTTCGTCTGAATGAACCGATCGTCTTGCCACACATGGCAAAATTCTGTCCGTTAAACGTATCCATTGCCCAGATCGCAAAGGACAGCGACATGCTCACTGTCTTGCCGGATCTGATTGCGCCATCTGCAATGATCCCGTCATAACCCTTTACCGGGGAATCCGGGCACCACCAATTCAGGATTTTTCGCTGCTTTTGCGAAAACGGCTTGAATTGGAAAAAACGCTTAATCTGCCTCATCCGACCAGTCCTCCCCTGCGGTTCCATTCAGTGCCGCAAGGAAACCATCGTCTGCTGCCGCATCCTCATCTTCTGCGACATTTGTCTTCGCTTTCAGGACAGCGATCCGGGCGCGCTGCTCTTCCGTTGCCAGATCCATATGATCCGTCAGCCAATTCATTGCCTTCATCCGGTCCATCAGTTTCACACTTGCACCATCTTTCCCTTGCTTGACTTCGGCAATAAGCGTCCCATCCACATCCGTTGATTCCCTGAATTTTACCACGTTTATTTCTTTTGTCAGCGGAATTTTTTCTCCCGTCTTTTCATCCGTCACCGTGATCGGCCCAAACGCCCCCATTACTGGAACGGTTTCACGCCCAAACGAAACATAATCCGTCATATCCGCAAATGCAATATCCATATACTTCTGAAAAATATCATGCTCATCCAAAAGCTCGCGGTTCAGACGGTTCTGTTTCAGCTTCATAATCTCATCCCGGATACAAGGATTTACAAGGAGACGGTATCCTTCCGAATTTGCGACATCATAGCTGCTGCCATATGCTTTCTTATATGCTTTTGTAGCGTTGAAGCACCGAACATAATATAAGCAGAAAAGCCTTTGTTTATCTGTTAAATCAGCATTTTCCAATACTTGACCAACATCTTCCGCAACGGCTCTTTTACTCTTTTCTTTGGTTGCAACCTTTTTCCCTTTTGGTTGCAACTTTTTTTCTTCAAGGTTGCAACCTTTTTTCCAGTATCTCGACGCCCAGGACTTGACCGTCGAAAGACTTACCCCATACTTTTCAGCGATCTCCTTATACTTCATTCCTTCCTGATAATCCCGAAAAGCCTGTTCTCTTACTTTCTCACTTTTCACCTCACCACCTCTCAATTCATTTACAAATAAAATCCTTCCGGACTTTTGACAGCCCTTAACAGCATTCCGCTAGGAGGATCAAGGAGAAACCAATGTTGGCACGTTGGCCAGTGGACCATGCAGGAATCGAACCTGCGACCGACCGGTTATGAGCCGGATGATCTGCCACTGATCTAATGGTCCAGATTTTTAGGGAAAAAGAAAGAAGCAGGTTGTTATGCCTGCTTCTGTAATCCGTTTAATTTTTTCATAAGGGCTTCCTGCAATACCTGTGAAAAATTGATGTTTTCACGCACGGCAGCTTCGTTCAGCCACTCCGGAATTGTTAATGTCTTTTTTACCGCTTTTGAAGAATGTCTTCTGCGATATTCTGCCATATCAAATTCTACAATGATAAGCGTTCCATCCTCTGCATCCACACGATCCAGCGGAGACGCTTCTGGAATAACTTCTCCCGCATCTTCCATTGTGCTTAAGGACAATCCCAACGCATCCACTGCCATCTCATACGCGTCCTGCATGTCATCCCCTTGTGTCATACACTCTGGAATATCCGGAAAGCTTACCCAGAACCCACCTTCCTCCGCTTTATGAAAAACTGCCGGATAAAATAACCTTTCCATATATAACCTCCATTTCAGGTGGCAGGGCTATTTCAGCCCCGCCTGTTTCAATATTGCCTGCTCCAATCCCTTTTTCAGGTCTTTGGAGTGATAAGGAACGACTACGGTTCTGCCGCTATCCTGATTTCTCATTTTAACGTGAGAACCATTCTGGCTGAGAATAACATACCCAGCTTTTTGCAGGAAACTTATCATTTCCTTTGGTGTCATTGGCATCTTTTGTATCTCCTTTCCTTATCATGGTTATATTGTAACACGTATTTATACGTATGTCAATGGTTGATATACAAAAATACCCAGCCGTTTGACTGGGTATCCTGCAGAAATCATCATTTTCAGGGGAAGTAAATTCTTTCACTGCTTGCAGTATATACTATAACATTTTAAAACCGAAAAAAGCGAAAAAAACGAAATTATTTCATGAAATTTGTAAATTCCATTCTTACACTATCCCCCGTTGCCTTCCTCCCCATCTTCACAGCCACCTCCTCCCAGGTCAGCTCTTCGAGGAATTTCCACCGGATGATCCGCTGCATCCGCGCCGGGATCGTCAGCATCCACTCTTCCACGTTCAGCTTAATCTTCTCTGCGTTCGCTTTCCGGCGCTCCAGCAAGCCTTCGTCCCACCGAAGCGCACTGTCGTCTGCATAGGTAAATGTCGTCCCTTCGATCTTGAAATGCTGCGGCTGGTACGGGAAATCCGGATTGCTCCCGCTTACATTCGTCTGGATGATTGTCTTGCGCTTTTTCTTTAATGCCCGGATGTCCCGTTCTGTCTCCTGGACCAGCGCACATGCATCTATGTAGTCGTTTAGGATGTTTTTATCCATCGGTGCCACCTTCTTTCTCATCCATTTGCTTACTTAAAAATCAAACCTATCTTTCGTGTACTGCACATAATCCTCCTCGCTAAGGTACAGGTACAACCTCAACGACCTCGATCCATCCTCGTACACCTTCCCTACCGCAATGATCCGGCTGGATTCATCGCAGGCGTAAACATCTTTTTCTAAAAATTTTTTCTCCCTGCGTTCCCCGTCCATCTCGTATATAACAATCGCTCCACCGTCCACAGCCATATAATTTATTACCGGACAAATTATGGTAATGTCCCTTCCATAATCGTAGCACCCGCTTAAAAATACTGTCATTGCCATCGCAACCGCTATTGCTCTTATCTTTTTCATAAGCTTCCGCCTCCCATAAATGTCCTCATCATTTGTTTTTTCCACCCTGCAAGTTCCTCCGTTGTCTCCAATCCTTCACAGGTTCCTCGTTCGCCTGCTGCCATGTTTGATATATCTCCACCTGTTATCGGATTCCACGCTCTATCATCTATATAGACATCTGCTCCCACCTTCCGGCAGTCCCCTCCGAAAAATTCAATTCTTTCCGGAAGATTTTCATTCACGGTGTCAAATTTCAAACCATGTCCCTGACACCACTCTACTGCCTTCTGAAGCGGCTCCCCGCTCCGGCAGGTCCACAGGATTACTTTATCTCCCTGCTGCCTGCGTCCGACCAGATAACCGATCAGCTCCTGATTCGGTTCCCCGATTTCCGGCCACCTGTTTTCACACAGCGTCCCGTCGAAATCTACAGCATATGCCTTGCTCATTTCCTTTTGTTCCATCTTTTTCCAAGATCTCCTATCTCATAAACATCATGTTCCCACCGCCGTCCAGCCCATAGTTCGCGATTGACCAGAACAGAAGCATAAAATACAATATCATCATAACTGTGACAATCAGTATCACTTTCCATGTTTTCATTATCGCCCCCATCCGTACCCGTAGATATCCGGGTACATCCCGTTTTCCATCATTGATTCCATGTACCTCTCATACGCCTGTCCATCATCGTGTCCGATAAACCACGCCGCTTTGCCGCATAAAGTCCAAAGTAAAGCTCCTGTCACGATTGCTGCCAGAATCACGACCAACACATCTTTCAGATTCATGTGCGTTTCGCCTCCCCTGCCAGCACGACCTGGTACATTCCCTGCCATTTCATCCGCTCCCGCGCATAGCGGTTCACCCTTGCTTTCGGCAGCCCTATGAGCGTTTCAATTTCTGATGCCCGGTATATTCCCATATACCGCCCTCTCTTATAGATCTTGTATGCACATGCTGTCCCCCTCATCTCCTCCGCTCCTTTCCAAATTCCAGTGCAGGGAAGCGCCGCTTACTTTCTTTTACGTCCACTTCTTTCCCGCTGCTATCGCGCATCCCTGCTGCCTCCTGTACTCCTTTTCTCTTCTCCGTCCCATAAATCTCCGCATTTGTGATGCAACATCTGGTTCCCTTCGCGTTCTCGACGAGAACATGGTGCGGGTATTGTTTGATCACTGTTGCCCGGCGTTGCGGCGCAGTCTTTTGGTTTTCATCCTTCTGTGCCCATGCTTCTCGAATCATAATCTTATCTCCCGGTTTCAATTTTTTTACTGGTAACATCCTGCGCTTCCTCCTTTGTTTCCCAAAACACAAATCCTTCCGGCGGTACCGTCCTGCTGCCTGGCTGTACTTTTTCAATCTCTTTCCCGGCATCACCCCAATCTGCAGACAAATGCTTTTTTTCATTTACGCTGTCTTTCCGATATATGACCTTTTCCCGCGTCCATCCGGGATACATCCGCCGCATCCGCTTTTCAAGCATCCTTATCATTTCCTTCCGGTTATCAAGATTCCCGTTATCGAGCATCTGATGGTGCCAGACGCACCCAAGCACTCCATTCTGCTCCACTCCCATCCCCAGCTGAGAACGCGGGACGATATGCATGATCTGCAGTGCCGTCCGGCAGTAGGCCGGGTCTTCCGGCGGCTCATATCCGGCCGCGCAGAAGACGCAGGTTTCATTATCACGCTTATGTATCGCTTTCCGGTCTTTCGCTGTAAATTCCAGCTGCCGCGTCAGCTTCTTTTTCACTCTCTTCTTCATCCTTTCTGCCCTCTTCTGTTTCTTTTCCCATCTGGTCGATGCTCATCTGTCCCGGTATCTCTTCCGGCGGCGCTGGAAGGATCTCAAACTGCAGCGCAACATATCCTGGCACCAGCCCACCGTGGTCGTTTATCAGGTGCGTTATCCTGATATCTATCTCTGCGCCGGTCTGCTCCCCATCCTTCTGATGCTGCAGTCGCACTGTATTTCCGACCCGGTACGGGTCATGAGTGCGTAGGATCAAAAAACGCTGTCCTTTCCGGATGTCTGTCATCATGTTCGTCCCCATCGGATAGGTATAGACTGCGTCCTCCGGCGGCAGCTCTATGTGGCGGGGTTCCTTTTTCTCCGGTTCTTTCCAGGTTTCGGAGTTCCTCTTCTGCTCCCCTCGTGGCAGGCGCTCCGGCCCGATTTCTTCCGGTACTTCCGTTTCAATTTCTTCGGATTCCGTTTCAATTTCTTCGGATTCCGTTTCAATTTCTTCCAGATTCGTTCCGTTCTGCCCTGCTGCCGGGTTATTTTCTTCCGTGACCGCTGGGCTGACGCGGGACGTTTTCCTGCTTTCCGGTTGCACCGGTGCAACTCCCGGCATTTCTGCGCCGTACACGGTTTCCCAGCTCTCTTCGGCGCTGTCGCTGCCCATCAGCAGGTCAAACGCTGCCTCCATGTCATCCCATCCATATCCCTGCTTCTCGCCGCTTCGCACGTTTACCAAAACCATATCTCTGTCTGCACCTTTGAGCGACAGCATCAGCCTTCCAACTCCGTGGATACGAGCGCTGTGCATCCCTTCTCCTGCCGGCGCCATGATCTCCATGACCTCTTTTGCCAGCTGCTCCACGCTGTCCGTCCCCATGTATGTCTCCCACAGCTTACAGTACAGCGCCGGAATGTCCTGCCCCAGTTTCCACAGTACCCGCTGGAGGTCATTTTCCAGACGGTCGTAGATGTCTTCCCGCTCCTCCATCAAAATCTCGAGATCCGTGGTCTTTTCCTCTTCCGCCACCTCCGCTCGGATCGCCTGAATATCAGATTTGCTATAGTCCGGGCTGATCTCCTCGTTGATCCACTCCGGGAGCATCAGCATGATGGACAGCTTTGCCCGTCCCATGCCCCTGTACTGTTCCTGCAGACGCGGTGCGTACCCGCCTTCTGCGAACCGGTCGTTGATCGCGATAAACCTTGATACTGCCGACTTGTCCAACCCATACTCCCTCTCTGCAAACTCATTGACCGTTGCATATCCGGATTCCTGCAGCACCGCCGTGTCCCGCGCTACCTTTAAAAGATAGCCGATCTTTACAAACCCTTCCTCGACTTCCTCCACCACGGTATCCATCGTCTGCTTAAAATCCGCATAATTCCCATATTCCAGAGCCTTTTTCCCGTATTCAATCAATTCTCCCACTTCACACTGCCTCCATAAAATCTTCCATAAGCCCCTGCAGGACTCTTGTATTGTTCTTTTCCCTCAGCTCCTGAAGGTTTTCTTCCCGCTTTACAGCGCTGATCTTTGCCAGCTCCCGTTCGGATGCCGTCAGGCGCTTTTTGATAACCTTCTGCCACTCACGCAAAAAACCCCGCACATTCTCGATCCCCGTCTCCTCATCCAGATAGGTTCTGTGCTGTCGGATGGTGCCGCCCGGCTCCACCTCCAGCGTGTAATACGGCACGTCCGGCGCGGACGTTTTCCGGAGGAAGAACACGTAAGTTTCCCGATTCCGGATCCGCTCAAAATACCGGTCCGAAGAGCCTGCGCAATGATGCAGCGCATTTCCTTCCACCGCGATGTCCACCAGCCTGCGGGGGACGAGCACCATGTACTCTTCTCCGGTGTATTCGTAGATCTTGCGGACTACTTCCAGATTATCTTCCGCGCCGGGGTATTTGCCCGCCATCTCTTGCGCTTTTTTCTCCCACGCTTCCCGGTTCTGTGCGATATTATCCAGAATCTCCTGCTGCCTGATCTCCTCCACAGCCTCATCGTGACGGCGCTTTAACTGGCGCGGCCGGCTTACCATCTCATCAGATAGGTCTTTCCCCAATCTCCGACACATACTCAGATAGTCCCGATGCTGTTCAATAACGCTTCTTATCGATTTTCCCGGGTAGGATTCCGCCTGCTGCCTTATGATGTAATTTTTAAATTTCAGCAGCGACATTCCTCCGGGGATCTGCCCCGGCGATACCTTTTCCTGCAGCACCCATTCCAGTGCTTCCTTCGGCAGTTTCTCTTTTGTCTCTTCTGACCAGCGCAGCCACTCCAGCATCGCTTCCCCGCCATCCGCATCCCGCAGGCGGTTGATCTTCTGGCGGTCCTCCAGTCTCAGCACCTCTTCCGCCGTCTTCCCGTCCAGGTCCAGCGTCCCGCTGTAGGAACAGAAAAACAGGCTGATCCACTCGGTGGTTTCTTCCAGCAGCCTGTAAAACCTGCCTTTTGCCAGATACTCCACCACGCTGTGCATCCGTCTGTCGGCGCATGCCATCATCCGGTTATAGTCCGCGCAGATCCCTGCGGCAGCCATCCACTCCATGATTCCCGTCCAGTCCTCATATTCCGTATCCACAAGACATTCTCGAATGCCCTGTGGATACAGGTAACACTTCCCCATCCGACGATTTGCTGGGTTGCTTTTGTCAAAGCACACGCCCTTATCATCCCTGCCCCAGCAGTTATACCGGATCTGGCATATGTATTTTTTATGCCCTCGCAGCGGCATGACCCGCACGCCCTCCGACAGGTGGACGTGCTCCCCGTCCGCTGTCCACTCCATCCTGATGTCAAAATGCCTGCACACCGACATGTCTGCACCCATATCCTGCATCAGGCACACCTTCCCGCGCTCCATGATCTTTCCTGTCCGCCGTTTGACCTGCGCCTGCACTCCGCAGGAAGGGCACACCGACATGTCATTGTGTTTTCCCGGCACGTTTTTGGCATCAGACCTGCCCCCGCAGGCGGTACAGGCATATTGTTTTTTCCCCTTGTCCCAAAAAAGATAATGCTTCCCGCCGCCTGCTGCCTTTAACGCCCAGTCCCGGAAGTCTTCCGGGGGCTTCGGGGCGCGTTCCTGTAGCCTGCGTTCCCTCTCCATGCGGCGCTCCTCTTTCTTTTCCCTCTGATCCCTGCCGTAGTCTGTTTCCACATCGTCGATTAGCACAAGCCCCTCTGTCCAGTTCCTCCATGTTTTCCCGTCCAGTGCCTTTTTAATCAGGGCGCGGGATTCCGGCGGGTCGTACTTTAAAGTTTTCTCAACGGATCGTCCGTTGTCGTACCAGTCCAGCCCGCCTGCTGCCCGGTGGGCTTTCATCACTGACCACTCCCCGGTCTTTGCGTCCCATGTCTCATATTCTCCGGTGTCCGTGTTCATACAGTATCGGCAGGTCAGATCCTTATCCCGGTACATGTTCAGGATCAGGATGTTCTCCACGTTCTGCACGGTAACCACTTTCCCTTTCTTTTTGGTCTTTATCGGCGTTTCCCGCAATACCAGCCGTCTTTTCATTCGTTTTTTACCACCTTTCCGTTTTTGATCGCGTACCACACATCCGGCAGGATGTCCCCGCCGACCTCGAATACTTTCGCCGCCTCAAACTGCCCCTTTTTGGGTTCTTTCAGCAGCGCCAGCACACTCCCCGCCGACCCCTTTACTTTCGGGTCCTTCCCACGGGCAATGGCGATCGCGCCGGCCCCCTGCCCTCTGGCAGCATCCTCCGCCACGTCCAGCAGCCTCCCCTTACGCTTCCAGTCTCGCTCCGGGAAGCTCACCATATACATACATGCCGCCGATGCGATCTGTTTTGTATTCAGTTCCCGGACGATGTGCATTTTTGTACAGGCAATCTGGACGGATCCGTCCTCATCGATGCTCCCTCTGGCTTCTACCTGACAGTACCGGTTCCCGTTTCCCAGCGGATACCATCTCAGGCAGTCCAGGACATACTCTGCGCAGTGCATCCCTGTCCGCGCCGTCTTTGAGCTATCCTCCTCCAACACGTCTCCCACATGGTACTGCTTTTTTCCGCTCCCGAAGCTTGCGGTAAAATCCGGCGCAAATCCCTTGTATGCGATCATTTTCCCGCCCCCGTGTAGTATTCCGTGATGATGCGGCGCGCCCGCGCCATCCCGGGGATGCCCAGCTTGACCGGATAGCCCTGCTTGATACCTGCTGCCTTTACGATCTTCTCATCCACATTTTTTGCATTTTTAAAACTCCATACAAGCAGCTTCGCAATGCACCCCCGCAGGCTCTTCTCTTTTTTCCGGACTGCTTCCGCCGTCTCCGGGTGCTCCGCGCACTGGATACGGATATAGGTCAGCCAGTCCTCCATGATCTCCTGCGGCTCCAGCTCTGCTGCTTCTACCTTTAATTTTCCAAGCGCTGCCATGATGGGTGTGCACAGCTCCGGCGCTGCGCCGTCTATGTAGTCCTCTGCATCCTCCCGGTCAATTCCGTTTTCTTCTGCGATGCCATAGATTGCATCGATATCTCCTTCCGCCAGTTGTGCGGCGGCGGCACGGTTCAATTCTTCCGCAGAGTCAAATTCTCCGAATTTTTCAAACAACATTCCGATCCCTCCTTGCGGGGCAGTCTGCCCCGCTGTGTATTCCGTGATATATATTGCATGGTCGTCATCATCAACGGGTTTCTTGAGGTGTTTCAACCATTTTTTTCAGTTTCTCCTGCATCCAGAGCTGGTATGAGTGCCCGCCAGCCCGCATAAAGACCAAATGCGGAGCCATTTTCAGCACAATCTCCTGCCATAAATCCTTGTGCTTTATATCCTGCCCTTTTGCCGTCTTCCAGCCCCGCTCCTGCCACTCCTCCAGCCATCCGTTTTCAATGGTGCTCCGTATCTGGCTGCTGCCCGCATGGGCATTAATCACACAAGGCAGCCGCAGTCGGTCCAACGCTGTAGACAACGCCTGCATAATCAGCACGTTTTCCTTCTCCGCCTCCCAGTCCCCAACCTTCCATAGGGTCACAGGGTCGCCCCGCCGGGTAACAAATTCCAGAAGGTACATCCACCTGCCTCCCTGCTGCCTGGGACCGTGTACTGTTGTCTCTATGTACAGGTTGACCTGCGGGCTACTTTCCATGGTGTTTCCCTCCTTTCTTCCGCTTCCGGCTGTATCCGGGCAGCATGACCAGCGTATAGCAAAAGGTCTCGTGCCCGTCATAGCCGCTGATGCCCCGGCGCACACTATCCCGGTCTAAGTAATACCCTTTTGGGATTCTAATCTGCCCCAGCTCCCGGCTCTTGATCATCTTCGGTTTCCCGATTGTCGGCTTTTTTAATCCCTGTGACGGATACCAGAGCTTTTTCGTCTCCTTTTCTTCTGTCTCCATCGTCCTTTTTGCATATTTGACAAAATACTCCGCAATCTTCCGGTAATTTCCATCGGTGTAGAGCGGGTCTACATGGATTCCGCCCTGCTGCCAGCACTCCCGCAAAAGCTTTAGGTCTGTTTCCTGCATGACCAGGTGGTGGTGCCACGCTCCCTTCTTGCCGACTTCCATTACGCGAATGTACTTCGGCGGCGGCATCCCCAGCTTTTTTAAGCGGCGTTTTAAACGGTCGTAGAAATTTTTGAAATCCTTCTGCATCCTGTCAGAACCTTCCGGCCGGTTCTCTTTTTTATAATCCAGCGTCACCAGTAGGTCCCCATCTTTAAAATTCTCTGCCATCAGCCATCCCAGCATCTGTGTTGCCCGCCTGAGGTTACCTTCCTTCTGCGCCGGTGTCGTCCCGTTCTTTCTTTTCTCCCTCGGCCCTTTCCTCCCCGTCCGGCGCTGCCCCTGCAACACTGTCACCGTCCGTCCAGCTTTGATCCGTTTCTCCACTACCGCCATATCATCTGTGCCCCTATCGTTAATATCCTTTACCAAGCTTTTAAGCGGATTTTCCCGCTTTTTTCTTGATTTTTTCGTCACAGAGTGATATATTTTTAGTAGGTTATTTTCGTCTCTGGACGATTAGGACATGCGCGCCAACGCATGTCCTTCTTTTTTATGTATTTCTTTTATGTATTTCTGACTGACGCTTCATAAAGCGCTTTCTGCACCAACTCTTCCGGAAATGCTCCATTTCTCAAAATCTCTCCCTTTCCGCCACGCACTCCGAACAGCTCCTCTTTGATATCCTCTGACAGCTCCATTGTCACAGCAACGCTGCGTGCCACTTCATACCGCGCTTTCGCCTTACCGTACTGCCGCTGCTTCATCAGGTTCTGGAATTCTTGCGCCAGTCCTCGCAGTTTTTCCTCAGCTTCTTTTTCTGTCAACATCTTCCTCTGCCCTGCTTTTCATAATCTCCTCTACCAGTTCCCGAATTTTCTTCTCCACAGAGCTTTCTTCATAATCAGATGACGCATGCCGAATTCCCACCTTTACCGCATGCATAATCTCTTCTTTCGCACTTTCTCCATTACTTCCATTTTCCACTAACGCTTCCATTATTGCTTGTACAGCTACAGCAAGGTCAGTCAGCACAATCGACCTTTTCCCTTCCACTTTTACACTTCCCATATGTGATTTAATCATTGCATTCTCTCCATTCCCGCCTTATACTAAAGGCGTAATATTTTTTCATTGGCGCTGGCACTTTGGTCGGTTCAGCGCCTTTTTCTTTTCCGGCTTCTTAATTCTTCTTCGCGTGCCGCGCACAACACTGTTGCCACAAAGCAGCCGCCGGCGGCGACCGTCAGTACCGTCGGCGTGATCATCATTCCAAACGTCTCCCACATAATCAGCGCTGCCGTAATCAGCACAGATCCGGTCATCAGACACACATCAGACTTGTCCATCTTCACTTTCACCTCCTGTTCTCCAGTTCGAATATTGCCCACCTCAGCGCCGAAGCCGCTTCGGTATCCTTTTTCCGCTCTTTTTCTTCCAGCAGCTCATAAAGCTTGTCGATCTTTCTCTGTTCATCCATGAGTTTCTCATCTCCCGAGCATCTGCAATAATTCATCATCTGTAAAATGCAGCACCTTATCCAGCGCCCATATTTCGCCCAGCCGGATTGTTTCGCCCTCTGCCTTTCTTTTTGTGAGGGTATTTATATTGATTATGTTCCGGCGGTCAAGATCTCTTCCCGTCAGCCCGCTGCGGGCCAACCCGATGTTGATAACCCGCCGGACGGCTTCTTTGCGGTCCGCATAAAGACCGATTGCTTTTGTTTTTGGCATGACGTTACCTCCCGCTTTTCTTTCCATTTGTTATTTCGGTTGTATTGATAACCGATACTCCCACTACGCCAATTGCTGTCGCCAAATATAGAAAAGGAGTTTCAAAAGCCGTCTCTTTTATTGGTGAATCTCTTCGCCAACTTCTCGTTGATGTAGTGAGCGAAACAGCCAAAAAAGCTCTGTTTCCTTAATTTCTTTCCGCAATATTGACAGTAATGGTCTGTTTTCAGAACAACTCCCTTGCAATAAGCACAGTGATAAACTTTTTCTTGGTCAGAAATTCTATCATTGTGCTTTTTGGCATTCTTTGAAGCATATCCCATCTTCTTTCACCCCATCTACTCTTCTGTTTGGAAAAGATAATCCACAGTACACTCTGGATCTACTTCATTTTTAATCTCTATACACTCGGCTAATGTTAAAGGCGCTTTGCCGTTTAATTTTAACGACAGCGTGGTTGGCGTTTTATGAATTCGTTCAGCAAGCATTGCCCTTGTAATTTTCCGACGTGCCATTTCTGCATCCAAATTCGGAAACATTTCTTTTTCTCCTTTCTCGAATTTTCGTGATTACAATTTTAGTATACACGAATTTTCATGATTGTCAATCTAAGTTTTATGATTTTTCGAGATTATTTTTTTGCACATACTTATATACTCTTGATTTTTCGATATTTATATAGTATCCTTTCATTAAAGGAGGAAATCACGATGGAAATGACTGAACTCAAAATAAAGGAAATGATTATAAATAGATATGGCAGTCTAAAAAAATTTTGTGAAGTAATAGATATGCCTTGGACAACTTTAGACAGTATTTTAAAAAGGGGCGTAGCTAACTCAAATATTTCTAATGTAATGAAAATAACACGAGAACTCGGTGTGGATACTGAAAGTTTAGCATCAGGAACAATTATTGATGCTTATCCAAAAACTCCCTCTATTCCTACCATTGCTGCTCACAAAGACGGCGAGAATTTCACTCCAGAAGAACTTGATAAAATCGAAGAATATAAAAAGCTGCTCATTGCAGCAAGACCAAAGGACTGATTTTCATGACCTATGAAAAATTGCAACTTCAAAATAATGAAGTTCCCGTTAAAGAGATGAATCTCTCCGAAGTGTCCGGACTTAAAGGACTATACTATAATGGGAACATTGCAATTGAGAAAAATCTGACATCTGCTGAAAAAACTTGTGTCCTTGCTGAGGAACTTGGGCATCATTATACGACCACCGGAAACATTCTCGACCAGCAAGAGGTTGCGAATATAAAACAAGAACTGCATGCCAGAACATGGGCATATAATGAATGTGTCGGTCTTATCGGTATCGTCAAAGCCTTTGAAGCCGGCTGTAAATCACTTTATGAAATGGCTGATTATCTGGAAGTGACAGAAGATTTTCTGAAAGATGCTCTGGAATCATACCGGCGCAAGTACGGAGTATGCACAGAAGTTGATAATTATATTGTATTCTTCGATCCGCAGATCTCGGTTATGAGGAAATTACTCGAATGAAAGAGGGCACATTTTATGACTTTTATGAAGAAAATTTTAGATGCACTGAACTTAGAAAAAAGGAACATTCCATTGCCATCTATCGAAGATGAATCTATATGCAATCCAGACATCGATAATAAGCCTTTAAGCACTCTCCCAGAACCAGAACCAGAACCAGAACCAGAACCAGAACCAGAACCAGAACCAGAAC